CTAAAAAGATTAACAGAATTTTAGACGAGTGGGATCAGAACGATGAGTGCATTTTAGTTGAAAGTAGATTAAATAATACTGCAAAAACTTATTTATGAGCCTAACAATAACCAACGAGGACAATATGCTTTTAATGGCACGTTACCCAGATAAATATTTTGATTTAGCTATTGTAGATCCGCCTTATGGGATGGATAAAAGTAGTACAAATGGATCGGGAAAATTAAAAAATAGGGCTTTAAATAAAATGAATACCGATTGGGATATTGCGCCTAATAAAGAATATTTTGAAGAATTATTTAGAGTTTCTAAAAATCAAATTATTTGGGGTGGTAATTACTTTAATTTGCCACCTACAAGATGTGTTTTATGTTGGGATAAAAAACAAATGATGCCTACATTTTCAAGATGGGAAATGGCTTGGACTTCTTTTTATAAACCAGCGAAATTATTTGCTTTAAATAACGCTGATGCAAATAAAATACACCCAACTCAAAAACCCATAGAATTATATTATTGGTTACTTTCAGAATATACAGAACCGAAAGACAAAATACTGGATACGCATTTAGGCTCTGGAAGTATTGCAATAGCTTGCCACGATTACGGATTTGATTTAACCGCTTGCGAATTAGACAAAGAGTATTTTGATAAAGCAATGCAAAGAATAAAAAATCACACAAATCAAACTAAATTATTTGTGTAATTAAAAAAGTTTTCTATATTTGCAAAACAAATCCGCCAAGATTGAATTTATAACTAACTCACTCTTTGCACTTGGCGGTCATTGAGTGAGTTTTTTAATTTAAAGTATTATGGAAATATGGAAACCAGTAAAAGATTATCCTAATTACGAAATTAGTAATTTAGGAAACTTAAGAAAATTTAAAAATGAAAATTATAAATTACTAAAACCAATTAAAGGAGTACATTATTATAATTTTGGTATTTATTCAAATGGAATACAAAAAAGATTTACTGCACACCAACTGGTAGCTATTGCTTTTTTAAATCATTTACCTTCAAAATACAATTTAGTTATAAATCATAAAAACTTTGATAAATTAGATAATAGAGTTGAAAATTTAGAAATAGTAACTGCAAGAGAAAACAGTAATAAAAAGCATTTAAAAAGCAGTTCTAAATATATTGGAGTTAGTTGGTATAAAAAAAGAAATAAATGGATTTCAACCATATTTATAAATGGAAAATTAAAAAATTTAGGATATTTTATAAATGAAAAAGATGCTAGTATAAAATATGAACAAGAATTATTAAAAATCAAAAAACAAAAATTATGAAAAGCAAAGATTTATTTAGTTTAATGCGACAACAAGAGATTGAAACGCAAAACTTCCTTCCAAACCGACTTGAGATCCAGCTATCTGCAAAAACATTCATTAAAGAAGTTTTAGATGCTGGCGAGATTGACAAAATTGAACTACTAGCACAAGCCAAACGAATGGGCGAAGCGTTAGATGTAATTAACGCTGAACTTATAAAAGTTCTCCCACAAGAGAACTTTGAGGGTTACGGACTTAAAGGCACATTCAGAAGCGGAGGAGAAACCATTAACTTCAAAGATTGCGAAGTTTGGAACGACATCAACCGAGAACTAAAAGAACGTGAGGAACTTCTTAAACTAGCTTTGAAATCGCAAAACGAAATATACGATGCAGCTGGAGTTCAAGTGCCTAAAGTATCAACAACGCCACGCAAAAGCAGTTTGGCTATATCATTTTAATTTACTATATTTACATTTCATAATTAACCGATGCAAGGTTCGGGCATCTTAACTCCGATCCACAAATAAATATATTATTATGAGTACTTCAAACCGCAGACAAGCGTTTGCACAACCACAAAGCAATCCAGCCACTAAATTTATCGAGTGGAAATCAAATGAAAAGTGTTTCAACTACTACGACAAAGAAGCACAAAAAAACATTGCAATCCCTTTGCCTTTTAAATTCCTTACACTAGATGAACTTCACACCATTAAAGGTTGGAATGATGCATCTGGAAGTAATATTTTTTCAAATGAGGTAAAATATATCTCTAAAGATATAATGACCGTTAAACCTTTTAAAGGTAATGAGATTGCAAAAGGTATTTATAAAGATATTAAAGACAAAATTGTTGCTGCTGGAGGACATTACACAAAGTCAGTTTATATTATGCTTGAAGATGGCACTATTGCCAACATACAATTAAAAGGTTCGGCAGTTCAAGCGTGGGGAGATTTTACACAAAAGACACGTTCACGCCTTAGTGATGAATGGGTAAGCGTTAAGACTGCTAAAGATGGAAAAAAAGGAACAGTTAAATTTTCAATTCCAGAGTTTACATTTGATGGAACGCTTAACGATGATCAAAACGCACAAGCCGATGAAGTGTTCAACCAACTTGAAGCGTATCTTAAAACATATTTAGTTAAAGCAGACATTGAGGTTGTATTAAACGGAGATATTGCACAAAACTTTAATGATATGCAGGATGCAGATGATGACGATGGATTAGACTTCTAAACGCCAAACAACACAACTAATTAAAGCCACTTATTTGAGTGGCTTTTTTGATTTAATGCTAAAGCATTAAATAACATTAGTTTTTTAAAAGTACACAAGTACACTTTCACATACCTTTCTATACCATAGGAAGTAAAAATAAATTTAAAATTATTTTTTAAAATAAATTTTAGTCAAAAAAAATGAAAAAGTGTACTATTGACACGTTAAGTATTGATTTTATTGGGGTTTACGTCAGTACACTTTTTTTTATTATAATTTATAAAAAAAAATATACTTATATTAAAAATAAAGTTTACATTTGTTCTCGGAGTGGTAGCCAATTATAAACTTATTACAGAACCTCATTACCACGCAACTACCACTGCTGGTAATGGGGTTTACTTTTTTAACTAAATATTTTTAAAATGAAAACATTAAGAACTGATGGCGGAGGTGAAAACTACGCAGACGAAAGATTATCTATTTTAAGAAAACTTTTAATTTATTTTGGAATTAATAAAATAGAACATTTACACGATCATAAAGGAATGCTTACAGTTTTTTGGAAAGAAGTTCCAAATGAAATTGAAAAGTCAAAAGTAGCAAACATTTGGTCTGATACTTTTTATGAATATGAAATAGAGCATAAATTATTAACTTATATTGAATTGTAATTTATGAACGTAACAATCTACAAGAAAGCAACAGATGTATCTAATGGCTTTACAAAAGATGTTTTATTTTGCTTAGAGCGAATAAAACAAGGTAAGAGTAAAGAAACGATTGAGTGGTTAAGAACATTACCACCAATCGATTATGATCAAAACAAAAGTAAATTACCAGGTGTTTGTTTTAATGGTGTCTTTGAATACCGTGCAATAGCTGGAATTAAAGAACATTCAGGACTTTGTATCTTAGATTTTGATAAATTTAAGACACAGCAAGATGCTATTGATTTAAAAAATTCAATATCTGATGATGATTATATTTATAGTGCTTGGATTTCACCTAGTGGCAAAGGAGTTAAAGCACTTGTTAAAATTCCTACTGATATAGAAAACCATAAAGAGTATTTTAAAAGCCTTAAAAACTATTATAACCATCCTAATTGGGATAATAGTGGGTCTGATGTAAGTAGGTTTTGCTTTGAAAGTTACGATCCCGATTTGTTTATAAATGAAAATTCAAAACTTTGGGATAAAATTGATGCTCCAGAAGTTGAAGATTTAGGAAATAGAAATGTATCTATTGCAATAAAATCTGACAATCTTATTATTACGAATTTAATGACTTGGTTTAATAAGAAATATACATTTAGTCAAGAAAGAAATAAAAACTTATTTAGATTAGCTTCCGCATTTAATGATTTTGGTATTGCTAAAAATGTAGCTGAACAAACTTTTTACAACTTTGAAGAAAAAGATTTCCCAAGAAGTGAGATACAAACCACTATAAATTCTGCTTACAAGAAAACCAATCAATTTGGAACTAAGTTTTTTGAGGACAAAAGTATTAAGCAAAAGATTGAGAAACAGATTAGAACTGGAAAGAATAAAAAAGAAGTTATTGAGTACCATTCTGACTTTGATAAGAACGAAATAGAGAAGTGTATAGATGAAATTAAGGATGAAATATCTGTATCTGACTTTTGGTATTATAACGATAAAGGAAAGGTTAATTTAAGTCCACACAAATATAAGTTTTGGCTTCAACAAAATAACTTCTTTAAATACTTTCCAACCGATACAAGCACATTTACTTTTATTAAGATTGAGCAAAACTTAGTTGAAGAAACCAGTGAAAAAAGAATTAAAGATTTTGTTTTAAACCATTTACTTACTAGAGAAGATATTGGATTTAGTCCTTATGACTTTATGGCTTCAAGTCCTAAATACTTTCAATCTGACTTTTTAAGTTTTTTGGAAAGTTCTGAAATTAAAATAAAAGAAGATACTCAAACAGAGTGTTTTTTATATTTTAATAATTGCGTTGTAAAGATTACGGATGAAGCTATTGAAAAAATAGACTATTTAGATTTAGATGGCTTTGTTTGGAAAAGACAAATAGTGAACAGACCATTTGAAAGTTTTGACCACCACGATGCTGTATTTAGAAAATTCCTTTGGCTTATCGCTGGACAAGATGCAGAAAAATACAATAGTTTCAAATCGGTAATCGGTTATTTATTACATTCATTCAAGACTTCGGCAAACAATAAAGCAATTATTTTTAATGATGAAACAATTTCAGAAAACCCTAATGGAGGAAGCGGTAAAGGATTATTTTGGAACGCATTGTCGCAGATGAAAAAAGTTAGCAGTATTGATGGGAAAACATTTGAGTTTACCAAAAGTTTTCCTTATCAAACTGTATCGACTGATACGCAAATATTAGTATTTGATGATGTTAAAAAGAACTTTAATTTTGAGAGTTTATTTAGTTTAATTACAGAGGGGATAACCTTAGAGTACAAAGGTCAAGATGCAATTAAATTGCCAGTTCAACAAAGTCCAAAAATACTTATTACAACCAATTACACTATTGGCGGCGTTGGTGGCTCATTTGAAAGAAGAAAATTTGAAGTTGAATTAGCAGAGCATTTTAGTTACAAGCACACGCCACTAGATGAATTTGGACACTTATTATTTGATGATTGGAATGAATTAGAGTGGTCAAAATTTGACAACTTTATGATCCAATGCGTACAATATTACTTAGTAAATGGACTCACTAAACACGACTTTAAAAACTTAGAAGTTAGGAAGTTTATTAAAAACACTTCTTTTGAGTTTTATGAGTGGACAAAGTTGGATGCTAATGGTAAGAATGAAAATATTGAGTTTAATACTAGATGTAATAAGCAAACATATTATAATAGTTTTATCAATGAATATCCCGATTTTAAAACTTACAAATTAAGTCAAAACAGATTTACTCGCTGGGTTGAGCAATATGCTAAATTTTATAAATTTGACTATTTAGATGGCAATTCAAATGGCGAAAGATGGTTTGAGATAGTCAATAAAAGCGGAGAAGTAAAAGAGGAAGATAACGATATAATGTTTTAATTATGAAAAAATTTAAGATTGAATTAGAATTAACAAAGCAAGAAATTGAAATGATAATGCTTTATGGTTATGGAGATATTTCAAAAAAAGATTTAGATATTATTTTGGAAAATATTGATAATTTAAACATTAATAAAAAGTACATTGAATTAAATTCAGATTTTGAAATTGATTTTAGAGGTATTTTAAAAATTGGGTTTTTGACTTATGCTAAGTTTAAAAAAAATATAGATATTGATTATCCAGTTCTCCCATATCAAAAAAGAAAATTTAAAATAAAAAATATTGATTGTGAATTTATAGATATTGATAAGTTATGATGATTTTGAGAGATTATCAAGTCAAGTTGGCTACTGAAGGTTGTGATATTTTAAAAAGAAAGGGTTTAGTTTATTTTGCACTTCAGGTTCGTGTCGGCAAAACATTAACTGCACTCCAGACCGCTCAATTATTTCAAGCTAATCGAGTATTGTTTTTAACAAAAAAAAAGGCAATATCCAGCATCCAATGGGATTATGATAACTTTGGATTTGACTTTGATTTAACAATTACCAACGATGAAAGTTTACATTTAGTCGATAAAGAGTTTGATTTAGTGATCCACGATGAACACCACCGATTTGGTGCATACCCTAAACCGAACACCATAGCAAAACTATTCAAACAAAAGTATTCGCATTTACCAATGATTTTTTTATCAGGAACGCCAACGGCTGAATCGCACTCACAATGGTATCATCAATTTTGGGTAAGCGATTATAGTCCGTTTAAGGAATATTCGAACTTTTATAAATGGGCAGCAGATTTTGTAAATGTAAAAGTTAAACATCTCGGTTATGCTAAAGTAAATGATTATAGCGATGCCGATATTAAACACATCCAAAGGCGAATTAAATACTTCATCCTAACTTTTACTCAAGAACAAGCGGGATTTAGCTCAACTGTTAACGAAATGGTTTTGGAAGTTGAAATGAAGCCAATAACCTATCAAATTATTGAAAGGCTTAAAAAGGATTTGGTTGTAAAAAACCCACAAGGACAATTAATATTAGCCGATACTGGCGTTAAATTAATGCAGAAAGTACACCAATTATCAAGTGGAACTTGTAAGTTTGAGGATGGCACTAGCAAAGTTATTGATTATTCAAAAGCGGAGTTTATAAGGGATAATTTTAAAGATGTAAAGATTGGTATATTTTATAAATTTAAAGAGGAGTATAATGCCTTAAAATCGATTTTAGGGGATAAGTTAACCGATAACCTAGATGAGTTTAATACAACCGATAAATGGATTGCACTCCAGATTGTTTCTGGGCGTGAGGGAATATCTTTAAAAGAAGCTAAATACTTAGTTTATTATAATATTGATTTTAGTAGTGTAAGCTATTGGCAAAGTAGGGATCGACTTACGACAATGCAGAGAAAAGAAAATGAAATTTTTTGGATTTTCTCTAAAGGAGGGATTGAATATAAAATTTATAAGACAGTTTTGCAAAAAAAAGATTATACACTTAACCTATTTAAACAAGATGCTGGAATCAAAAATTCAAACCAAAATAAAAAAGAAATTGGAAGAAAAGGGGTTTTTAGTAATAAAATTAATTAATACTTCCTGTAATGGTATTCCAGACTTAATGGCTTTAAAAGATGGCAAAACAATTTTTATAGAAGTTAAGCAGCCAAATGGCGTTTTATCTGAATTGCAAAAATTAAGAATTAAGCAATTAAGAGATTTAGGTTTTGAGTGTAAGGTCTGGACAGACTATGAATGCGATTTTATGTTAAATAATTAGTTTAATAAAAAAAATCTTTTAATATTTGTTCAAACATTAAATTTAAACATTATGAGAAAACAATTTTACATCTGGACACAAGAGAACCAACACTCTGAAAATTATTACAGAACAGAGGAACACGCTAAATTAAGAGCCGAGTTGAAAGGTTACGAAAATTACGAAATAAGAGAAGTTTATACAAGATGAAGCCAAGTGAATTAAATTTATCAATTACGCCAAAACTTTCAAAGTTAGGCAGACCTTACCGCTTATTAAGTATTGGTAAAAACGGACAAGTTTCTTGTAAATGGATAAATAAAGTTGAGCATTGGCACTGGTACTATTTTTTTATTTACACCGACGATAATAGCCTATTTGGATTTGAATTTGATTACAACGATAATTTTGTGCAGAAGTTTAATCACGAGGGAACTCGTAAGATATTAGATAATTTATGACACCACACGCAAAAGCAATAGATTTATTTAATGAATATTATAGTTATTTAAAAGCTAATTTAATGTATGATGAAGAAGCAAGACAAGATGCCAAACAAGGCGCATTGATAGCAGTTGATGAAGTTTTACAATTATGTTGGAATGGGAATTTAAAAGCTAAAGAATATTGGGAAGAAGTTAAACAAGAAATTTTAAACTTATAACCTTAAAATGAAAATAAATTTTAAACTTATAACCTTAAAAAATGGGGTTTATGTAACAACAAAAAGTAAGATGACATTAAGAGAAAATTTTAGTAAGTATTGCGATAATGTATATCAAGATAAAGAAGTAAATGCAGAATTTTGTGAAGAAATAGCAGAAGAATTTGCTATTGGATTTGCAGAGTGGTTCACAAACGAACAATCTCCATATTCTATTATGAAAGGCAGTCAAGAGGTAAGATTTTCAGATTTCAGAAAAGAGTACACAGCAAAAGAGCTATTAGAAATTTATAAAAAAGAAAATAACCTATAAAACGGCATCAAATATAAAAAAGTGCCAATAATCAGATGAAAAATAAAATTATGACGCCATTACATTACGATTCAGGGCAAGATTACGATCTTATCGATGTTGCATTAAATTACAACCTTAATTTTTTTAGATTTAATGTATTAAAATACATTTGCAGAGCAGGGAAAAAACAAAACGAGTTACACGATTTAGAAAAGGCAGTTGATTACCTCCAGAGGGAAATTAAAAATATTAGAAAACAACAAAATTTAGAAAATGAACGATAACAATTTAATTTTAGAGGAAGCAATTTTTAAATTTTCCCAAGACGGGAATTGTGTAAATGGTACAGATGATTGCGAATTTTTAGAAATTAAAGCAATTAGTAGTTTAGGAATTGATCGAGATAACGAATGTTTTTTTGAATTAAGAACTAGAAAATGGAGTATTGAAAGCTCCCAAGATATTTTCCC